AAAACCTGAAGTTGCACTGTAAGTTTGTAAATCAACATTTAAGTAGATTACACCATCTTCATCACAAATATCACTGAATAAGTTACCGTTTGTACCTGCAGATTTTGCACCGTAAGATACGATACCTTTACCATATTTTTGTGTTACCACATTGAATGGTAAAGCTGCACCTGATTGAACTTGTGCAGAAGTGATAGCTAAAGAAGCTAAGAATTCTTCTGTATCCATTTCGTTACCGTCTGGACCAGCTAATTTACCTTGACCTAATTTAGAGAAACCTGTTAATTTAACAATTACATCTGAAATTGAAGTACCTGTAGCATGAGTTACCGCTCCACTTTCAACACCTGAAGTAAAAGTTACAATAGATGTACCAGTTAAAGAGATAACAGTGTAAGAACCTTTTGAGTAATCAAAAAGACCTTCAGTTGCTGCGTCACTACCTTCATAGAAACGATCGTAAAGATTTTTTGCACTTGCAGGGTATCCATCAGTTGCAGCATCTGTTACATTTGGGTATCCATAAGGAGAATAATGGTCTGTACCAGTTCTCTCTTGGATTTTAGGTACAAAGAAGAACAATTTACCAATTGGTAAGTTCATTGCTTGTACTGATACGATGTCATTCGCTAATAATTTAGAGAATACACGACGGATGATAGGGAAAACTACAGTTTCAAAAGAACCTGAAGAATCTGCTACAGCCGCTTCGTTAATCAAATATGACGCTTGGTTTTCATACAATTGCGCGATATTATCTTTTTGGTGACCTTCTAAGTTTTCTAAGAAACCTAGTTCGTCCCATTTTTTAATGGTATCTTCCTTGATAACACGTAAATGTTTTAATCCGATGTTACCAACCATACCTGATTCTAATAATGCTCCCATTTTTAAAATATTTTGTTTTTTTAGTTTATTTTATTTTTGTCATCAAATCTTTCATTCTTTTGAACTGTGGATTTTCGTAAGCTTTTGACTCAGCTAAAACCTCAGTAGAAGTAGATGTTGATGGCATGTTAGTGATTTTTTCAGCCACTGATTCAGTTACAGTTATTTTAGTATCTAATTCAGTTTTTATTGTTGCGAATAAAGTTTTAGCTTCATTCATAGAAGAAATAGAATCAAATCTCTTTAAAATATTCAATTTCTCTTGTTTTGTTGTAGAATGTTCAGTGAATAAACGAGTAGCGTAAGCTAAGTTTGCGTTGAATACAGCAACTTCATTAAGCTTGTCTTTGAAAAGAATTAAAGCTTTCTTGTATTCAGAATTTTGTTTCTTCAACTTTTCAACTTCTTCGTTCATTTCATGACGACCTGCTTTATATTTTTTACCTTGGTCAGCTGGCTTTCTAACATCGTTACCCAATGTTCTTGCAGCTTCATCAACTTCAACTTCTTTATCTTCACCTTCAGAAGCTTCCACTTCTTTAACTTCATCTTCTTCATCTTCATCTTCACCCAACTCAATTTCATATAAAGTTTCATCCATATCTGTTTCGTCAGTTTCGGTACCAAAATCTGTGTCCATTTCAGAACCCATATCAGTATCCATATCTGCGTCAACATCAGGAGTATCCTCACTATCAAGTTTGATGATATATTCATCTTGACCGTCAGCAAATTCAACATTATTACCATCTTTCTTAACTACAATACCATCTTCTGGTTTCATAGCCTTGAAAACTTTAAGAACCTCATCATCTGAAGCTCCTGTCATGTCCATAACGTCTTCGTCATCCATGCCTTCTTCTGCTGCAGGTTCAGTACCTAAATCATCCATAGATGTGTCGGTATCGTCACCAGCTTCAGAATCTAAGTCATCGATTCCTTTACTTGGTTCATTATCGAGGTCTGTGTCAGCATCTTCAACATCAGTGTCAGCATCTTCACCATCGGTGTCAGCTTCATCATCTGTTGTTACATCATCTTCCTCTTCGTCAGGTTTAGTTTCGTCTTCAGGTTGTTCACCCATTGGATCTAACTTCTCCTCTTCTTCTAACGATTCTTTAAGCAAGTCGCTTAGTTCTTGTTTCATTGTAGAAGCAAGTATACCTTTTGCATTTTGCTTAACAGCTTCTTCAAGATTTTGCACTTGAAGTAACGCTTGTTCTAAAATAGATTTTTCGCTCATTTGTAAAATTTGTTGTTTTATTACCTTATAAATACTTGGAAATTTGGAAAAATTGACTATTTCAATATTCCCACCCCTAATTAATTAATTATTTAGATAGAAATGTATCTAATCTACCCATTAGTCTTTTCATTCTGTCTTCAACTACGGGTTTTTCAATTGTAGATTCTTGGTATTGGTCTCTTTCAGATGGGTCACTAAAAACATATGCCCCAGGTGTAGATGGAGATGAAACTAAATCAAAACAAACTAATTCAAAGTCGTCTTGTACAATGTTCTCACCTTTAACTTGTTTAAGTGAACCTACTCCACGTGAAGAGATACCCAAAGTTGCTCCGTTCATTAATAACATTGCAGCTTGGTCTCCTTTGGTAGAAACAATACCCATCTTCTTCCAACCTGGAGAAGTGAATAGTTTTATCTTACCCATAAGGATTTTACCATCCCACCATGTTTCTAGAATTGAATGTGAAATTCTATCTAAATCAATAAGTGAAGATGTTGGGTGATTTAATTCATTTAAAGCCCCACCCTTCTTAATAATTGTTTGGTATTTTTCGTTTTCTCTCTTAAGTAACATCTCAGGATAAATCCTTCCGTTCTTATTTGGAGTGTCGTATTTTTGTAAAACAGCATAAAGAACCATGTCCTGTGAGAAGTCCATGTTCTTCATTTCTGAAATTATTTTTTTATTCTCTTCTGGAGATACGTGACCAGCATCATACTCAATTAATAATCCCCTGCCGGTTTCTTTTGGTCCTAATACCTTCATTTATAGTTTTTATTACTATAAATACATCAATATCTAACTTATTTCTTTGTTTTATAAAAATTGAATAGTTTTTTATCAGATAACCCCTCATCTACGATATGTTCGAATAAATCATTAATGATTAATTTAACATCTTTTGATTTAATGTCGAATTGATAGTTAACATATAATGTTACCTCCAAATTCATAAAGGACCTCTTTTCTAACTTAATTCCTTTAGTTCTAACATCTAAATCTACAATAGATTGGTCTTTAAAATACGGACTTTTTAAGTTGTATATTATTTCTTTAACCTTTCTTCTTGATTTTCCAATCAAATAGTTAAAGTCGTCCGTTTCGTTTTCGGGTTGTAACCACGAATTTAATTTAAGATATATGGTTTTCAGATTTTTAAAATCTACGGTACCATAACCGATTTTTACTTCATTGTACGTTCCCAATGGAATATACTTACCAATTTTCATTATAATTTCATATTATTTTATTTTATGGTGTTTTATAAAAAATAAATAAAATATTTGATTATTCCAAAAATACTTTCATATATTTGTAATATATTTATTTATATATGATTATAATTGATTTACAAAAAGAGAAAAGTATTGAGACGGCATTAAGAACTTATAAACAAAAAGTTCAGAAAACAAAACAAGTTCAAAAATTAAGAGAGAGACAACAGTTTGTTAAACCTTCTGTTAAGAAAAGAACTGAAAAATTGAAAGCGGTATATCTACAACAAAAAAGAAATGGACTTAGTTAAGTCCATTTTTTAATTCTGTTAATCTGTAATAATTTAATTTGGATGGGAACATTTCGTTAACCTCATCTTTCACTTTCATTAATTTAGTTGATAAATCAGTTTCATTTGATTCACTTATAAGTGTAGATACTTGATTGATAATAGATTCTTTTAATTCAGTTGTTTTAGTTAATAAATCCTCATGAGATAAGGAAAGAATATTTTTTAACTCTTCTTTTTGTTGTTCTGATAATGTATTAGAATAAAGAACATTAAAGTTATTTGTTAAAACTGCATTTAATAAATTTTCATTTGGGATTAGTGTTGAATCTTTAGATTCTTTAATTTCCTTTTTAGTTGTTAAATGTTCTACTAATTTCTTCTTCGCTTTTACTTTCTTTTCAATATTTGATAAACTATCATTTTCAGTTAAAACGTCCAATGAATTGTATACTTCGTTTTCATTGATTGATTCTACATTAATCATTTTATTTAATGATGTACAGAAATTACTCAAATCTCCCACTTGTTGTTTTAAGATGTTAATAACACCCTCAACAAACAACTGTGCAGTTTCTTTAT